TTGCTCCGGTGTCGGTCGTTATATAAGTAACTGTTCGGCGATTGGGAACAGTGTTTATTGTAAATGTGCCGTTGAATTCTGCTTCTGTGGCACCCGATACGATTACCGTTGCGCCCGATTCTTCCGTGTAGTCGTGATCAGAGTCAGTGATAATTGTAACTAGAATGCCCACTCTTGAAATAGAGCAAGCAATGGGGGTTTCAGCACCGGTTATATTTACTTGGTTGCCAACAGACAATCCATGATCAGCCGAAGTTGTAACAGTGACCGCAAAGCCTGTTCTGGTCATAGAGTCAACAGAAAAGCTGTCTGTGAAATCATTTACAAACGCCGGAAGCCTTGCCGCTAATACTGAGGCTATATCAAAGGCTCTCATTGATTTCCCTTCTTAATGGCTTGCTCGATATTGTTGATAGTGTTTCTCCTTCCAGCTTTGATGGCGTTCCGCAGTGTTGGCCTGGCTTTCATTTTCCCTGTGCCAAACTCTACAAATTTCGCATAATCGGGAGCAGAAACATTCTCTACACCATAGCCAAATTCTAATTGTTCTTTACCTTTTACGGAAAACCCAAGCGAGCGCCTTAATGATCCGGTCATATTGGCGTGACTCTCACCGGCTATGGAGGCTGTGTGCCTACGCTTTCTCCCGGCTCTATCCTTACGAATATAAACCCGGCCTTGTCTAGGTGTTCTTAAAATTTCGGTGTTGGCGCTTTTCTTGTAATCAATGCCGGTTTTGTACAATGCATTCCTGAGAGCCTTTTTTGTAGCCTTTTCGATATTTTTCACCTTCAAGAAAATGCGATCATTGCCAGCCGCGCTAATAATAGCCATCAGGCTTTGCTCGCTTCTTTGGTGCCTCTATCGTTACAGGTAAGCACAAGAGCTTGATTCGCTTCGCCACAATTCTCAACGTCTAAAATATCAAGCCGCCTTCCGTTGAACAAAATCCAGTCTTCAGAGGTAATGCCCGCAAGATATTCAATGGCGAGCTTATGAGTCACCACTTGATCAATAGACACCCCATCAAATAAAGTTTTCCCCCGAGGCGTGCGTATCAACGCTTTAACGTTGTGCTTCTCGACAAAATTTAAAAGAGGATCGACAGAACCAAAAACAGGCGGAACTAGGTTGCGTGTCTGAATGGAAACAGATTGCCCGCAATGCCTTAGTTGCCGCTGCAATAAGCTCATACCCTATACACCATGTTTCTAGGCCGTAGCAACTCATTGAATCGGTTCGCAACAGTGCTGGGGGTATAATGATCTAAAGCCCCGGAGAGATACGTTATTTGATCCCCAAGACAATTGACTTCTGAGGCTGTGCCGCGCTCATGGTAGCCGGTAGGATCAAAACCTTGATCAATACCTGTAGCGACATACATTTGCTGATTTTTTAACTGAACAGGAATAGCGTCTGAGGAAATGACACAATAAACTTTATCGACAGCATTCACTCTGGGCCATTCCAATACTTGATCACAAGTCAATTGATCGCCCTTATATCGCTGCACCTCTATCCAGTCCATAGACTTGATCAACAGCAATTCCGCATCAATGGTGAGCGTTATGCCTCGCGCTAGTGCGTATGCTGTCAATTCTGCCTCTGAAGCGTAGCTATTCGCGCCATCTACTACCGAACCATCTTCAACAATGATAGTCATCATTAATCCTGCGTTTTGTGGCCTTGGGCTGTTAAGTGGAACTTGGTATTTCCTTCCGTCAAGTCATCCTGTACTACAAGTTGTAACTCTTCGTTTAACGCTCCATCAAGGCGAATAACAACACCATGTTTATCTTGTCCGCCCCAAGTTAATCGAGCGGTAAAACCTTTTGTAGTATTTCCCTGCTTTGGCTGCAAAAAAGCATGATCAAACGCATGTTCAATAATATCGCCATTGGCTCTAAAATTAAATAGATTGTGAAATGTTCCATCTTCGTTTTTTATTCGCAACACACAGCCAACAGCTAAAGCTGGTGCGCCGCCAAACGTAGTGAAATCCATTTCAGTTGTTGATTGTATATCCCAAGTCACTTGAACCATGTCGCCACCTTGACCCGGCAGCGGCTTTACGCTAAATATTTGCGGGGTAACTGATCCATCTACCAATATAATGCGAGTTGATCTAGTGCAAATATCTGAGGATGAATAGGCAAAATTGATAGGCGTATCAAGGGTAATATCATTCGCTACAACAGCAAGCACCTCTGATTGCATAAATGTATTGGCGGCAATATTTGATAGCTCGACCACTTCGCCAACAACAATGCCATGCCCTGCCACAGCAGAAAACGTCCTCGAATCAATAACGGCATCCACAGCAAGGGTAAAAGTTCCCCTGTCTTGTACAAAATGAACGCCTAAAACTTCTGTTGTCTGATCTTGAACAAATACCCCAAGCCCTGTTGTCCCTCTATTCGATGTTTCAAAGGCCGCAGCCCAATCATTTAAAATATCAGACCATACCCCAGCGACAACAGACCGCCAAGAGGGAACAGGCTTCTTGTACGGTATTTCGCTCATAATTAGGCTTTCTTAGCAGCGAGCGCTTTATTGGGCTTTGGTTCTTTTTTGGGCTTTGATTCGTGAAGTTTGTGTTTGCTTTTGTCGAAATCAGACTCGTTGATAACAACAGGGCCAGCGTCAGTTTTAATTGTCACGGTGTTAAGTTTCATCTGTAAACCTCGGAATAGATAAAAAAAAGGAGGGCCGAAGCCCCCCAAGAGGGAGTGTTAGCCCAGCAAGATTGCTGTGTGTTCTGGTTTGAAGTTTTGGAAACCCCAAGCCGCAGAAACCTCGTAACGAATCTGACGATATTGCTTATACAAGCGAACTTCAAAGCTCAGACCGGAACGAGGATCAGTAATCATCATAGAGTCATCAGCCATATCGCCTTCTTCTGGCACCGCTGGGGCGCGAGTAGCAAGAACGATGGCAGAGCGAGAGAATGCCATATTAGGAACAAAATCAGCGCCAATGGTCATAGCAACCGCACTAGCCGCAAGAGGCTCTTGCAAGCCGGGAGCCGCCAAAGTGATAACACCCGGAGCCGCAACACCTTCAGCAACAACGTACTTGTTATCATCGCCAGCAAAGGTTACAACATCACCAGCAAGCACAGTACCAGTCCCGGTAATCAAAGTGATCGCCGTGGCACCAACAGCATAACCCGCAGTATCAGAGGTATAGCCTGTGCCTGTGCCATTGGTAATGGTTGAGATTTGCGCTGATTCGCGAATTGCCATACCGTGAACGTCTAATAGAACACCTTGGCGCAACAGGGAAGCGTCAGCCGCTTCGTTTGCCTTAGTAAGCTGGGTCAGAGTACGCATTTTAGCGCCAGCAGTGGTATCAATAACCATCTGCATATCTGACAAGGGCGCACCGTTATCCGCAAGGATTTTGCGAACGTTTGCAGTATCGGTCAATGTAGACGCGAAAGGAGTAGTGCCAGCAGTCCCAAATGCGCGAGAAGTTGACGCATAAAGGCTTGCAAGATCTGCTTCCATTTCGTTTGCCAGAGTACGCATCGCTTGTGCAAACTGGTCTTGAAGAATTGAACTATAACCAGGGCCAGTATTCATGCCGCGTTGTTCTTCACCATTCCAGCGAACGGGAACTGCGCGCGCTTTAGAGATAGTAATTGATTTGTTACCAATAACGTAATCGCCATTGTCGGGAGCAGTAACGCCGGGGGCAATATTGCTAGCAGTAGCGGCCGGAGTAACAAAACTACGAACGGTTTGACCTACAGCAGCACGCTCTACATTGGAATCCAGCGTAACCGATGGGATAAACCCAACAAGCTCGCGGGAAACTGTATCAAGTGCTTCATACAGATCGGGGGTGAGATTGGTTAATGTATTAGCCATTGTGAATCCTTAAAAATTAAATTTTGGGTTGATTGCTTGGCAGGGGTCACAAACCGCGCCGAAATTTCTAAGGAGCCACAAGCCCCACTATTAAATTGTTATATGGTGACGGCTCCGCCACCCTTGATAAATTTCATTTTACTCTCTGGGGTTTGCTTGTCAAAGTCTGCCCTTGACATAACTTTTGCCCCGCCATCTGCTCCATTGCCACCAGTGGCATCACCGCCGGAGGCTTGGCTACCTTTCAACAGAGAGGCAAAACGTTTATTGCTTTGAAACTCTGTCTTCAAGTCATCGATGGTTGTCACCGTCAAGTTTCCGGCTTCATCAATAACTTTCAAGCCTTCATCTGTATACTTCAGCCGCTTGGCGATATGTTCAGATAGCAACGCAACGTTGTAGCCATCTGCAAGTTCTGTGGCAATGCTCGTTGCCGATTGATCGCGCTCTTTGGTGGCAACCTTGGTATTAACGTCTGCCAATTGAGCCTCCAAACCTTTTCGAGCCTCTTCGCTGCTTTGATATAGCTGCTCAAAATTGCCATCGTCTTTGGCCTTCATATCAGCCGCAATTCTGGCCGCGTCTTCAGCTTCCTTGACCTTCTTTTTTGCCGCTTTCGTTTCATCCAACAGAGTACCCATTTTTTCTTTCATGGATTCGTTTTCTGTTGCCGATGTGGTTAGTTGCTCCTGTAAAGCAGTCAACTGGCCGGTCAATTCTTCAATCGTTTCGTTCTGATCATCGCTCATTACATTTTTCCTTTCATGGTCACAAACCAATAGCCACAGGCTATGAACTTTTATACATCAATCAGGGTATAGTTTCAATACCCGCCTTTTGAAAAGCCACCGGGTTCAAGGCTCGCAATTCGCTAAGCGTATATTCTGCGCCCAATTCATCACGAAACCGATCTATAGGTAACTTGCCAATTCTAAACAAACGCGCTTTCTCTGAGCCATCTACGAATTTAGAAAAATATTCATCTTGAAAGCCTGCGGGTTGCCGCTTTAACCAAACCCCAAAATCTGAGGTAGAAGGTCGTGAGCTTCCCTTGGTCTTTTTCTCTGCTGCAAATTCTGGCTTTACGGTTTGTACCGTTGTTGATCTGCACCCCCAATGCGCCGGAGGCAGCGGCCCTTTTCCCATCGGGTAAACATTGCCATCCCTACCGGCACAGATAAGCGTTGTTCTTGAATCCAAGACGGATACCCACTCATAGCCAATAAATAGCGCCTGATTCTCTTGCAGCACAATAGACCGGGCGGCATTAGATATAAAATTGGTTGTTGTTTTAGATAGGGAGTCAACTTGGCTGGCTTGCCGGTGGGTCATCAATTCGTTGATATTGCTTGCGGCTTGGGTGGTGGACTGGCCGGATAAAAGGGAATCGTTAATGGTTCTCGTAACCTCAACAACCTTTTTCCTAGTAAACTCCGTGGTTGCCGCGCCAATAGAGATAGTCGCAGCGCCGACCGCCGGCGACATTTCCATTCTTGATATTTGGGCCACAACCTTTTCATCTGAAGGTTGAAGAACAACAACTCCAACTACAGAAGCCTCTAAAAGTTCTTTACTGAATTCCGCTTCATCAACTGCAAACTCGACAGAATTAGCGGCCATTGTTTCGGCGAACTCTCTTTCAAATGTTGCAGAAAGGAAATTTATATCTGTAAATAATTTGCTGGTATCTACTTCTGCAAAATCCTCTGGCGCGCTGGCAAGCCTTGCGATTATCCCATCACGATACTGGAACAGCGGAATAGCTGCTTCTCTTGCCTGCCCAGCGGCAAACCTCTGCACGAATACAGAATGGCGCACTGCTGCATCTAAAACAAACTCACTCATGCGAGAGGGTCAACCGTTTCATCTTCTTCGTCGATAGATTCATCTGTCCGGTCATGCTCTATTATATTTACTTTTCTTAATCTCGCTCTAAGGTCTGATTTTCCGATAATACCGCGATCAAGCAATTGAATATTTGCCATAAGCTCTTGCGGGTTGATGTCGGCATCGTGAAATTTTCGGTTTAGCTTAATTGATACATCACCGGTGCCGCCCATAAATTCCAATGCCCAGGCAAGAGATCGGTTTAAGGCATCCTCAACGTTTCCAATGATGCTCGACATAACAGAATTTTGACCGGCAAAGCGTACATGAACCCCAACAACTGTTTCATTACCGCCGCGATCCTCAATTAATCGAGCGCCTAGTTTTACCATCTGAGCTTCTTTGTGTTCCATACCTTTGATAGGCATCTGGTTCGCGTCTGCTTGAATCAAGCCCATATCAGCATCAGCCGGTAGCATTACCGCAGCTCTTGAACCTAATGTGACTTTGCCATCAAGGACACCATCAACCCATGATTGAGTAAGGCCGGTTATAAACGGGGTAGGCTGTCCAACCATAAAACTTGATTCTTCATAGTCGGCGCTGTTCCGATAGTGCGAAACATTCTCCTCGGCAATATCGTATAACGCGGCCTTGTCTACTTTTTCATCATTGTCAGCAGTGCCAACAAAGGTAAAAGGTATCTCCTTCCAAATAGAGCCGTCAGCCTTTCGAGGGACTAGCCGCGTTACCCCTTCGCCAAAATCTACAATCTCATCATTTTCATCCCAAAGCTCTTGTACATAAACCCCGTTGATCAACCTCAATACGCGATGATAAACAACCGATTCAAAGGAAAACCCATCTTCAGATATCTTTTCTGTTGGCTCTGCAAGAACCACCAAAGACAGTTTTTTAGTTCCGCCAACCTTAATTGTTCGCCAGTTGATAACGCTTTGCGCGGGGTATCTAAGAATATTAGCCCGAAGGTTTAATCTTGATATTTCCGCTTGGGTCAAACCTGGAGGAGCAACCGGGTAATCAGTCAGCAATCCAGAACGACCCGTGACAAGACAATCAGAAATTACGCCCTTTGATAACTGCTCTAATGTAAGCGCCCCGCCGTCAGTGCTTTTTTGTAAGTAATCAATGGTTGGCGGTAGTTCCATAACCGGTGGCAACCTAAAAACCATGCCAAGCATGCCGGTCTTTGTCATGCCTGTTGCGTTGAAAAAATTGGCTCTCAATTTATAGTTTTCATAACGAGCCCTGTTTTCTGTGCTTAAATCTTCAGGGTTTGGCATTGGCAAATAGCGTGTTCCGGTAATACTTCCGCCACCGTCAGAAACGCCGCGAGACTTGATTGCATCTGATCCGGCGCAAGCATCCTCGACCAATTGCCATTTCATAAGGCTATTTGAATATTCTGGGTGTTGGTCTGATACTGGCATGATAATTACCTTGAAAAGTTCACTTGTAAGTTAACAGCAGGCTTTAACACTGGCATTTCGTACGCTATCGGGTAGCCTGTTGCATCGTTTTGGTGATCCTTCCCGCCTTTCTTATCTGGCTCACCGTTTTTATCATAAATTTGTTGCTCTAAATTGTTTGCTGTTGTTGGGCATTTTCTGTCGTTAATAAACAATCTGTTCTTATGAAATGCAGAGTTTACAGCTAACACCCTGTCTTTAACAAATGGATTGCTTGCGTGCGCCCTCACACTGAAAACAGCTTCCAGTAAAGCAATGTCTGATTGCGAAGCACCAACGCTCTTTCTGTTCTTACCAGAAGCATCTGGATATATCGTTATTTGATGCCCAGCAAACCTCTCTTTCAATATGGTTATCATTTCCGGCGTATCGTAACCATCAATTAATTCATCAACTGCGTGCCATTCTTTGCCGCCGCAGCGCTTGACGTAGATCGTTGCAGCCATCTTGGTGACGTTAAAATCCATCCCAACGAATAATTGCTCACCCTCTTTGATGGTTTCCTTTGATCGGTGCGCCTCTCGGTCATAGTTCTGATAAACAGTGCCGCTGGTAAGGTTTACAAACTGGCCATTCAAATAGGCTTCAATCAACTGTTCTGGGTAATCTTCGCGAAGTGTGGCGATATAGTCATCTGGTAGATTCTTTTCGTTGTCATAAGTGCTGGCTTGAATTAGCCCGTAACTGCCACCCCCACGCTTAACAAAACGTTCATGTGTGAATTTGAAACCTTCAGGGGTTGTTGTAACGTCAATGCCGTTTCTAAGCCCATCAACTTTGTAACGCATACGGGCGAGAATCTTCCGCCATGACTGGGTGGCCTTCTCTTGGGTGAGAATGTCAATTTCATCAACAAGGGCATGACCAGACTTGTAACCCACAATGTTTTCAGGGTTGTCCATCGTACGACAATGAATCACCCCGTAATGTTTTCGTCCATAGCTGATATGAACTTCGTGATCTGCCAATTTGACACGGGTATCGAAACCCATTGTATAAGCTACTTCCTCAATGGTTGGATAGAAAACACCTTTGACGATTTTATAAGTTGGAGCGTAATAAGCTGCGTCTATGTTTGGGTGTTGCGCGAAATGATTG